GGTAACCGCAAGTGCCGCAGTTAATTAAGTTAGTCATTTGGCATCCTTCCATTCCCAGCCAAAGCACAACCGCATCATCGTTCGATGCAGCCAGATTGGCTTTTCCTTTATATTGATTTGAAGCTCCCCAACCCAATAACCGCCAGCATATTTAGGGTTGAGGTCTAGGAAGCTGTAATTTTTTGTCCGATTCGGCTCTGACTCGTAGTCTTTCCAGAAGTCATTGCTCATGATGTGTACTCAATAGCTTGAAGTTTGGAAATCCTAGTGTTGATCTCGGTCACAGTCTTTTGGTAGTCGGCCATAATCTTTTCCTTTTTGGCTTGCAAAGCTGCAATCTTCTGTGCGCGAGGATCGTAGTTGTCCGGCACTTCAATCTCAATCTCCTGATCACACACGTAGGTGCGTTGTTCAGTGTTCTCTGCCTTGAAAGAAAAAACTTCGTAATTGCCTTTTTCTTCCCAAGAGAATTGGGTGTAGTGGATGTGGATAGTGGTTTTGACTTTCATTGCGTTTCCTTTTATGCCGTCATTGGCAAGACAATTATTTATTGAGATAAAGCAAATTAATATAGGGATTTACCCTAATCTAACTCACCGTTTTGAAGCTTGATCATGTAACCCCTGATTCTTTCAGCAGAACCAGGGCCATACATCTTTGTCAACCACTTAATCCGAACAGGCGTTAAGACCTTTTGCTTGGTTGACTGATACGTTCCATACAGAACTCTGGCCTCACCAAGCTCAATCATGTATTGGTCGCTATCAGTTGGCTTCATCCAGGTCACCAGTTAATCGGAGTGCTTGGTCAATGATGTGTGCTGGGTAAGGCACTCCTTCACGCACCTTGTCCAGTATTTGCATTGCTTGGTAATGGCTCATGCCTTCCTCAATACTTGGTTGATTTGTTGACGGATGTGGTCAGGCATTGGAGCAGCCTTTTGTCTGTCAGCAGCGATCTGAAGCAACACAGGGTCAGGACCGGAATGTTGGGCAGGAACTGTTGTTCGTGCAACGTCAGCAGCTTGTTGGGCAAAAGTAGGTTTAGGCGCTACCCACTCAGCTTTTAATCCTTGGCTTCCACGAGTACACCACTCAACTAAAAACTTTTCCAAAGGCCAGCCAAGCTTCTCAGCCTCTTTCCTTGCGCCATCAATGACGGTCGGTGTAACCGCTGCCTTTTTTGTTTTCCTGAGTGACAACCAATCTTGCCAAACCTGTTCTCCAACATCAGGTGGGCAAGCAACGCTAGTTGCGCTCTCTCTCTTTGGTTTATGGTTTATGGTTATTGGTTCTTGGTTAGCTTTCACTTGGGTTACCACTGGCATCCCACTGGGAACCGACTGGAAACCCAATGGGTTTTCTTGCTCGTCTTTAGGCTTCTTCGGACGACCACCTTTTTTGCCATTTCTACGGTTTTTCTCAGCCATCTCATGATAGTCATTGATCACAAGATCACAGCGTTTGTTCTTCCAGCCTTTGTTGACCAGTACAAAGAACTCCTGGAGGACAAAAAGAAGGGCTTCAGGCGTTACCCGTATCCTTCTTGATACAAGTTGCAAGTCGTCTGGAATTGGTTGTTCAGTGTCGTAATACATCTCCAGAAGGCGGCGATAAGCCAAGTCTTCCTCGTTTGAGAGATGCATGGTGGCAGACCTATAGTCGCCTATATGATGCGGATAAAAATGCATGATTGCCCACTTTTTTAAACCCCTTTGAAGAAACTGCGGCAGGAGAAGGGGTAACTCTTTTCAGTCGGGGAGCAAATCCCAACCTAGCCGTGTTTCAAATAACTATATCACTTTATTCCGGCTCTGGAATAAGTCTTCATCTCTTTACGCTCAGTAGTCTTTGCCACAACATTGACGTTCATGTTTGACTTCTCTGTTTTGGTAAACAAAGAAGACGGTTTAGAACGCCAATCAAATGGGCTTGGCTTGGTAGATTTCATGTAATTCCTTTAGTCGCTTCTTGGAAGCAATCTCTAGTGCTGTTGCTAGGACCGCAACAATACCAGCTTCTAGATCATCTGGGTGCAGCAATGGCTCCAGTTGATCGGTGGCATGGACTATTAGCTCGTAAGCTAAAGCAAATTCGTGTGTTTGGTGGCTCATGGGATGAGCCTAACGCAAGAAAACAGAAAAATCTATTAGGGTATATCCCTATATAAACACCATAAAAAGCTTGATACATTCACATCTGCTTTAACAAAAAAGGAGATATCAATGAATGTTCAAGCACTAAGGAAAGTAAGGAAGTTGTTCTGCGTCAATGGTGTTCCAGCACACATCCAACGTCATAACTGCAAGCAGTGGGTCAAGTCCATTCGCTTCCTGGGTGACAAGTGGCTCCTCGCAACTCCGGTAACAAAATCATGAGCAACGTAATCAAGACCACCTTTGCTGGCAAAAGCCCATTTCGTAACGTCAAGGAGGTAGACCTTACTACCTTGCGTGTTACTACTGATCAACCAAAGAAGCGTGTTGCTCGGTTTTACAAATACGATTCTGTGTTTAAAGATCTTGACATAGGGAAATCCATCTCATGCCAACCGAAAGATTGCGATAAGGTTGCACAGGCACTGCGCTCTTACGTCATACGCAATAAAAAGCCTTGGCTTGTTAAGGGACAGATGTACTACACCAAGACCACAGCCCGTGTATTTGTATTGGAGATGAAATGAAAGACTTTTTGCAACAGGCCAAAGAAGACTTGCATGATGTGCAGTATTGCCCTTATTGCATGGAACCCCGTAACGACAAACGCTCTTGCTGTGGTGAGAACCACTTCTTAGAGTTCCAGGACTTTGATGATGAGACACAAAATCAAATCATCCAAGACGAATATGACTCAACTATCTGGAAGTAATGTATGTCTATTGAAAAGCTGCTTCAGACCAACGTAAACGGTCATACAGAGAAGAAAAACAATTTAACGTACCTGTCATGGGCTTGGGCTTGGGCAGAGGCTTTAAAGGCCGATCCTGCGGCTTCTTACAAGGTTGAAATGTTTGGCGACAAGTGCTACATGGAAATCAATGGCACTGCAATGGTTTGGGTCACCGTTACTTTGTTTGGCAAACCCATGACCTGTCAACTGCCTGTAATGGATGGCGCTAACAAATCAATTCCATTAAAAGGCTACACAGCAACAAACAAATACGGGAAAGAATACACGGTTGAATGCGATTCTTTTGCTGTCAACACCGCCATCATGCGCTGCATGACTAAAGCACTGTCGCTGCATGGCTTGGGTCTGTACATCTATGCGGGTGAAGATTTGCCAGAAGAGGGCGATGTACCAAAGAAAGGTCCAGCACCCGTTATCAGCCCTCGTGGTGGTATTGGTGATGACCTGCCAGCAGAAGTTAAGGAGTTTTTGCAAGAACTTGCAAGCTCCGTTACCGGGTTAGTCGAGGTTGGTCAGGCAGTTGATGCCTTGGCCATGATTGATGAACAGCAATTGGAAGCAGATCAGAAGGTCTATCTGTCAAACCAGTTGAATTCCACTGTGCGATCTGCACTCAAAAATGCAAAGGGTTAAAATGAAAGCGTGGATAGGGTCTGCAGCCCGAAAAGCAACTCATCATTGCCTTCCACATCTTTCAGATGACACTTTGATGAGGTGAAACATGCTTACGCAAGAACTTGTTCAATCCATTTTTGACTATGAAGATGGAAATCTAATCCGCAAAAAAGGTCGAGACATTGATCTTGGAATTGCTGGGACATTGACTCCAAAAGGATATGTCAAAGCAAAGATTGGCAACAAAGCATATCCAATTCACCGCCTAATTTTTTTGTTTCATCATGGTTATTTGCCAGAGGTTATTGATCACATTGATGGGAATAGATCAAACAACAAAATTGAAAATTTAAGATCAGCAACAAAAGCTGAAAATTCAGCAAATCAAAAAATTAGGACTACTAATACGTCTGGAATGAAAGGAGTCTCATGGCACTCAACAAATAAAAAATGGAAAGTTGCTATATGCAAAAACTATGTCCCTATTTATTTAGGGACGTATGAGGACTATGAACTTGCATGTTTAGTTGCAATGGAAGCAACAGACTTGTACCACGGAAAATTTTCGGCATTTAAAGGAACACAAAATGGAATACGATAATACTAACAGGGGTCAACTTTTCAAGAACGACAAGAAGACAGAGGAAAAACACCCAGACATGAGTGGCTCTATCAATATTGATGGCATTGAATACTGGATTTCTGGATGGAAAAAGAAGAGCAAGGCAGATGTAGGATTTATCAGCCTGTCTGTGCGCCCTAAAGAACAGACGCGCCAATCAAGCCAGCCAACCCAAAAAGCCAAATCAGACAATTGGGATGATGATCTGCCCTTTTAATTAATAACGGGGAAAGCGGATGCTGCGAAAAGGAAATGAGGCGCTGATCTCTATGTCAGCCGCAGACGCAACGAGTACCCACCTTCAAGGAATAAATATGAACTTCAAAGAATTTTTCAGCAGCAATCCTTTGGACCTTTTTCCAAGGGTAAGAAAAGAAGATCCCATAACCTCGTTTGAAGCAGCAGACAGCATCAAAGAAGTCTCTGCCAAACATCACAAGATAATTCTTGAGTGCTTAGAAAAGAACGGGCCGCTTGGCAAAGATGGTATTGCAAGGCTAACTGGCCTTGAGAGCAATCAAGTTGCAAGACGCTTAAACGAATTAAAGGTCATGTGCCTTATCGTTTTGACAGGCAACACAGTTAAATCAAACAGTGGTCGTAATGAAAGAGAGTGGACAGTATGAGCTTTGCAGAAATTGAAATGGAAGTTGTTCGCTGGGGTGAGGCTCGTCAGATTGTCCAGCACAGCAATCCAAGAGCACAAGCCATTAAAACACTTGAGGAAGTTGGTGAGCTAATTCAAGCTATCACTGACAATGACAGAGAGGCCATGATTGACGCATACGGCGATATTCTGGTTACCCTTGTCATGGGTTGTGCCACTGCTGATTTGGACCTTGTAAGCTGTTTTAAACACGCCTATGAACAGATTAAAGACCGCAAGGGTCATCTGTCACCAGAAGGAATCTTTATCAAGGAGTCGTGATGATTGATAAAATCCTTGACGAACGAGGCAAGCGTTATGGCAAGTTTGTTGATGTTGCCAGAGCAACAAGTGCAATCCAAGAAGCAGTGTTTGAGCAAATGGAGCTTGATAAACTAAACACACTTGCACCAGATCAAACCGTTGCGCTTGACATGATCTGCCACAAACTTGCAAGGATTGCTATTGGTGATCCAGATTACGTTGATAACTGGATCGACATTGCTGGATACGCTCAACTTGTTGCAGACCGCTTACAAGGACTTGAGCGTTAACCGCCAAACAATGCCAAAGCTTGATTGGTGTGCTTGATTCGGTCATCAAGGCCGATAGTGCCGCCATTGATTTTCTTTGTCAGAGCCAAGTGATTCCCAGACTCAGCAATTGCGTTGAGCTTCTGGGTATCCCAAAACCACCCAGCAGTCAGAGCAGCGTACTGAGGTGTAGCAACCAAGTCAGGCTCCATGATGAAGTCCACACCCAAAGCCTTACCAGCATGGTGATAGTTGGCAGTACCAGTTAGCTGAATACAACCACGGCCACGAAACCTATAGCCATCACCAGAAGCCTCATCCCGATTTGACATACGGTTACTGTAAATACGGTTTTCAATCTTCTTTGGTTGACGCTCATAAGCAGCAGCTTCTTCAGGTGTAAATCCCCATGTTCTACGAGGTGTACGGGGGAACAACTTTAACAGGGTGGCAGCACGGTAATTCAGGTTCTCTTCCAACACCCTGAAGTTTGCACTCTCATGACCACATTGACCAATGAATGCGGCCATTTGCATAGGGCTTGTGATGCCAAACCGCTGAAATGTGTGGTTCAGCGCATCAGCCCACTCAGGCGCAATGTGTAGTTGTTTTAGTTGATCAGTTGTTACCATTGATGATGCTCCTCATGTTTTCGTAAGCTGCCACACAAGCATTTAGCTGGTTGATAGCTTTGTCGCCTTCCGCTGCAATCTCTGCAATCAGTCTCAAGGTTTCGCGCTCGGACTGTCCTGGATCACTAGGAGCTTGGTCAGGCGGTCCACTAGGTTTGCTTCCCGCTTCATTGCTATCTCTGGCGGCAACGGGGGGATTTGGGGTGGCTTGTACGCAACTTGGGGAGGGGAGCCGCACCCTACCAGCAGCAATGAGCTTATTAAGATCAGTTTGTTTTTTAGCAACAACATCATTGGCCTTTCTCAGTTCAGTTTCTTTGTCAGCAACAACCTTTGCCATTGATTGCTCTTTGGCTCGGGACTCCTCATTCTTCTTGGCGATCTCAGCTTGCATCTCGACATCACGATCACCCCAGCCACTTTTATAGCCGTATTTGTAGATTCCAAATAGGGCAAGCAGCACCAGCAGCACTGCTATACCTGTGCGCTGTATGGATGTCATAATGATTCCTTACGAGCAAGTGCTATTTCTGCGCGTTCATCATCAGGCTCTTGATGCTCTGGTGGTGTTGTAGGAGGTGGTCCAGGTGTCCATGTCTCGTCCAACTCGGGATTCTTGTAGCCCATCCAGTTGAAGTCAGGCATTGCATTGGGCGCAGGCTGCGCTTGTAATGCGTAGCTGTGGGTATGTGGCGAATAATTCCCATAGTGCTGCATGGGTGGTGGTGGAGGTGTTGACCTCATGGCATTCACAGCACCAGACACAGCACGCTTACCCACAATGCCGCCGATGCCACCCACGATCAGTAGCACGATGTCGTTGAGCATCTTGGTGTAAGCCTGGTCGATGGGGGCCATTGATTTGATCGGCTGCGTCACAAAGGTGACTGAGTACAGCAAGGCAAAGACGATGCCAGCCAGGATCAGTGTGATCATGATGACCACAAAGCCCCATACCCTGACCTCAATGGCCTCGGCACTTAACCGATCTTCATGGCTTAACTGGCTCGGCTGGTTTTGTTGCGTCAATTTGCTTCTCCAAGATAGGTGCTACCAAATATTCTGGACAGTCTTGAGTGAACAAGCACCGAGGCTTGGAGCATTCAGGCTTGTGGAAATTGTCCGGGTTTTGGCAAGCATAGCGGTAAGTGTTTTCACACCCCACCAGCGCCAGCAAAACAAAAATCAGTGCAATTTTCATATGCCTAGTTTCTCCAAGAAGGCTTCAATGACTCGGTTGGCGATCTCTGGTGGCAAGAACTGAAGAAACTTAAACCCCACCCAAATGAAGGCAAGGTAGCAGTTGATTTTAATCCACTTGTCAAAACCATCTTTGGCTTCTTTCCACTTGTCCATGTCATGAACCGCACCCGTAGTCAGAACAGTAAAAGACAATTTCCAGAATGCCCCAGAAGAGGATGATCGCAATGACAGAGATGAGCGTGATGGCAATGGTCAACTCAATCACCTCTTTGCGTCTCTTGGCTGCGTTGACTGCACGGGCAGCTTCTCTGCGCTGCTCGGCAACATCCTCTTGGTTCATCTCCGCAACACGCTGCTGGATGTTGTTCCAGATGTCCATGTTGTTGGTGGAAAAGAACATCCCCTTGAGCTGTTCCTCGAAATCCCTTTGGGCCTTCAGCGCCAGCTCGATCTCGATGGCCTTACCCATGTTGGAGCCACCAGCCTTCTTGGCCTCTTGCGCTGCCTTAGTGGCCGTGTGCTTGGCATCAAAGTACTTGCCGATCAGCGGACCAAGGCTTGAAACATCATCAACAGTCGCTGATGCCTTTTTGATCATGTTGACAGCAGCACTTACTGCGGCCATAGCAGAAATTGGATCGATCATTACAGCCCCCTAACAACAACTAAGGCGACCTGTAGTAGCCACCACACAACAACAATACCGATAGCAAGTTTCACTCTCATGAAAATGCCCAAGTGAGAATACGGAGACAATAGAGGACAAACCCCGTAAGAACTGCTGCTCCCAAAATGGCAACAGCAAGATCTTTCATTGCACACCGTACTGAGGCAACATTCCAATTCCGTAGTTGGCTAATGGATCGGTGGTAATCCTGTTTAGCAATCCTGGGACTCTAGGAGTTGTGTTTGGCAACATCCGATTCTGGAAGGGTGCGCTTGTAATTGCAGAACGAACCAATGGCCGACCAGCAACAGCGGCCAACAAGCTTGGGTTACCAGAACTAGCAGCGGCAACACCAGCAGCACCAACATCAAGTGGGCTTATGCCGGGAACACTACCAATCCTTGCTACGTTCTGGAAGGCAGTTGGAAAGGCAGCAGCAGCGTTAGATACGGCCTGAAGTTCAGCAGGAACAATCTTTCCAGCAGCAGCACGTTGACCCAACTTAGCACCAGATACATCACCAGTGGCCGCATTCAATGATTTCTCAATGGTGTAGCTCTTGGCAATGTCTTGACGAGCCTGTTTAAAGTTACTCATCACATCGGGTTGATTGAACTTTTGCAGGTTACGTTCTGCAAGATCTTCAAGTTGTTGAGAAGCAAACTTTTGCGCCCTTCCCAAGCTTATATTTCTTGCATCGCCAGATGATAAGTTTGTTTCAGCATCACCTCGCAACCTTTTAATTTGCTCAACCAGACCATCGCCATTAAAACTAAGCTGCTTAAGTCCGTTAAGAACATTGAGTTCAGCACTGACATCTGTAGTGTTAGCAAGCTTTTGCAAATCAGCAATACGCTTATTGACATCACCAATAAATGTGCGATCTGTGTAGTAAGCAGGGTTGGACCTCAAAGCATCGTAGGCTTGACCTTTGACTTCCCGGTACTGCTGCAAAACTTGAGGAGTGATCGGTGTATCAGGAGCAAGACCCAAAGACTTACGAGCCTGAGTGTTGATGACTTCCTGATTCTTGATAGAAGCAACCTGACTTGTCTGTTGTTTGCCAGAAAAACCCTCAAGCAATCGATTCAAAATCGTAGGATTGACTTGAGAAGGCGGCAGTGTTGCACCCTGAGCAACAGCTTGTTGAGCAACTTGTTGTGATTGCGTTAAAGGAGCCACCTGACGAGGTGTTGTGGCCGCACCAGTAGCAGCAAAAGGAGCAGCAAGCAAAGTGCCAGCAAGTATCTCGTTACTCAACTGAGCAGGGTTGACAGTACCAGTTTCTGCCAACTGAGCAGCAGTAGAGGAAACAGCACCACCAGCAGCAGCAGAACCAAGATTCTGTACGGCAGTGGCAGTACGTGGAGCAGCTTGAGCAACAACCCTAGGTGTGGCAGTCGCCAATGAACGCTGAATGCCACCAGGAAGAGCTAAGTTGAGTGGATCAGTCAATGCCGTACCGAGACTACCAACAAGCAGTCCGGGTCGTTCCTGAGCCGTTTTAGCAACCCCACTAATAATGTCGCTGATAGACTGCGTAGGAGCAGCAGGAGTGGGTGCAGTAGGAGTTCTGCCCATGTACTCATCAGAAACTCCAAGACTACCCAAGACATTCTGAATGCCTGTATTGATCAGGTTACCAGCACCCATTGCCAATTGGCCTGTGGTTGTCTTGCCACGGAACACATCCAAAGGATTGAAGCTGGCACGAACGTCTTGCAGGAATTGGTTAGGTGGCTGATTGGCTTGCGCTCTTACGCTGTCAACAATGTTGGTGACATTTGGAGTTTGACGAACAGTAGGCGCTGGCGCTGATGCAGCAGAGAACGGAACAAAATCATCAGTTGCCTGTTGAGCAGGTTGCTGATCACCCATGCCTTGCGGAAAAGAAACATCGATTGCAGTGTCTCGTCCATTTTGAGTAGCCGCCTCAAATGGAACAAAATCATCGTCTGTAGGTTTAGACATAAAGTTTTGGACCTTTTTCACATAGTTTTGGGTTTCTTTGAATGGTGGAACTCCACCATACTTTTCCACATTACCAGGACCAGCGTTGTAAGCAGCAAGAACCAATTCAGGTGAAGAAAAGCGTTGGCTCAGTTGACCAAGATACTTCACGCCACCACGGATGTTGTCAGCCCAATCCATGCGGTTAACGCCAAGATCTTTGGCAGTACCAGCCATCAACTGCATTGGACCAAACGCAGTTTCTCCTGATCGTGTTTTAGGACCACGAGCATCAAACTTGCCACCAGACTCAGCTTCAATAACGCCTTGCACCAAAGACAGAGGAACCCCTTGGCGCTCTGCTTCTTGAGCAGCGAATGCAAAGATTTCGTCTTTAGTTGCCATTATTGACCTACTACGAAAATAGAGCCATCGGGTTTCTTAATTTGGACTGCGCCAGTTGACTTGCTACGCCCCGCTGTAAAGCCAGAAGGGAGAACTGGAGCGCCCTGTGAGCCGCCACGTTGCCAAGAACTAATCTGTTCTGTTAAGAACTGATTGACTTTTGGATGGTTGTAGATTCTTGGGTTGTCAGGTGAATTCTGCCAAGCAGTAAACACACCCTTTGGATCACCAGTGTAGTTATCCAAGAAAGTCTGACGAGCAAGATCTTTGTCGGCAGCGGCAATTTCAATTGCAGACAAGTACTTGGTAACAAACTTGGGATCTGTCACACCAGTAGTGGCCTTATCAACGATAGAGCCTTCAAATGCGTTAGCGTTACCCTTGATGCTTTCCAGACCTTTAAGCACACCCTCAGAGCGTGTCTTATTGAACATACTGACGTTGCCAACAAAAGAATCAAACTTGTCACCAACTCCGGGAATCGCACGAATATACGATGCAGCGCCAGACAAAAACTCAGTAGCTTTATTGGGGTCAAGCTGTTCAGCAGCGTTGTACAGGTACTCAGCAGAACGCCTGCGATCTCCAACAGTGAGAGCAGAGTCTTGTGCGGTCTTAGTAAACTCGTTGTATCGATTGGCGGCTGCTTGGTTAATGGCTTCTTGGGCAGGGGAGATTTTAGAAGCCGCACCAGCAGGACCACCCTGAGGAGTTGTTGTACGACCAGCACCTTGACCAGTTGGCTGATTAAGCAATGTAGAGACGGGCACTCTGTAAGTCCTGCCATCAGCCCCAAGAACTTCTGTAAGTTGACCTTCTGCTTGCCCTCTAGCCTTAGCGCCCTCAATTGTTCCAACTGCTTGTGCCGCACCTGGGATAGCTTGTTGAGTAAAACCACCACCCTGCATTGGAACCAACATGGTGTTTGGAGAAGTTTCAGGAGGCGTAGTCATAATTCTGGACTGCATATAGTTCTGCACTGGAGCAGAAGAGAAGCCACCTGTCAATGGGTTGTATTGACTTGCAACGCCATCCTTTTGAGTTGGCAAACCACGCAAGATTTCCATGTTCGGATTAAGCAGCAAATCACCCTGAACACGAGGTTGCAAAGCAGTGATGGTCTCTCGGATTGGACCTTGCACTGTTGGAGGCAGTCGCAACACATCCTGCAAAGCATTCTGGATGTTGAAAGGCAAACCCTGTGCGCGAGCAGTAGCCAATTCAGTTTGACGAGCCTCAACATCAGGAGTTACTGGTCCTGTGAACTGTGGGCTAGATTCATTGAACTGTGTTGGCAAATAACGACTCTGAAAATCACTAACAGCTTGACGATCAGAAGCTTTCTGTCGTGCCTCAGTAATCCCTTTTTGAGCAGTTGTGTATTGCTCAGGAACACTAAGAGCAGAGCGCAAGCCCATAGAAGGGTCATTGCTTAACAAAGAGCCAAGCAAGAACTGTGTAGTGGCTTGCTTTTGAAGATCTGCCCTTTCCTGTTCACCAAGACCAGTAAGAGCAGCGTTTGACAATAAGCCAAAATTGATGGGCATAAAAACTCCTTACAAGCCGAGAACACCAAGCAAACCTTGGCGTGAACTAGATTGCTGTTGCATACCAGAACCACCGCCAACATTAAGACCCAATGCTTGGTTGATGATCTGTTGTTGTTCCAGTGGCAGATTGCGGATTGCATCCAATTGAGCCTGAGAGAACTGCTGTTGTGCAGCACCCTGTTGAGCCAACTGGTTAGCTCCCGCAAAGCCCATTTGCTGACCTTGACCAGCCACATTGGCAAGTTGACCAGAAGCGCCAAGACGTTGTTGGTTAGCTTGAAGGCCAGCACCTTGATTAGCTAGGTTTGCTTGCAAAAAGTTCTGAGCATTTGCCAAGCTGGCTTGGTTTTGTGCGGCAGCACTAAATTGGCTTGCTTGGTTTGTGGCCGCTTGATTTGCCAAACTGGTTTGCTGTTGATTTTGCGTATTAAGCTGACCAACATTGAAATCAAAGCCTTGGTTAGCCAAAGCAGCACGTAGCAAAGCATCTTGGTTTGCTTGAGCCGAACTCAAACCTGCTTGTTGATTGGCAAGACCAAATTGACCAGCCAATTGCAGAGACTGTTGTGTGGTAGCAGCATCTTGAGCTTGATTCAACTGCTGTGCTTGCATGGCACGAGCAAGATCAGCCTCAGAGGCTCTTTGTGCAGCCTCATAACCAGCAGCATTTTGTTGAGCAACTAAACGAGCAGCATTTTCGCCAAAAGCACGGTTGGTTTCAGCTTCAGCAACACCTTGGCGCGAACCACCGAAAGCCTTAGCCGCAGTAGCTTGAGCAGAAGTTTGTTGCTGTTGTAATTGACGCGAACGCTCAAGGTCAGCCAAACTTTGGTTTGTAACTGCTTGAGTGTAAGGATTCATGTACTGTTCAATGTTCTGGTTCAAAAAAGAACCAGCTTGAATATCACGTATATTTTGTCGAGCCTGTGGAGCAATTTGGCCCAACGCTTCAGATGTTACGTTAGCGCCACTTACCCTGTCAGCAGCAATGCGCTCGGCATTTACATCACGAACTGCATTACGGCCAAGTTGTGCGGCTTGGGCTTGTGCGGCAGAATAGCCTTGGGCGGCCACATCTTGTGCATTAACCTGTTGAGGGCTATACAAACCAGCACTTGTTGCCAGGTTGGCAGAAGTGTTAAGTTGACGCATCTGTTGACTGTTTGGGTCAGCAAACTGTCGAGCAACGGCAAAAGATCGCTGCTGATCAGGAGTAAACCCAGCAAACTCTCGGGCTTGCAATCCTTCAGAAACACCTGTTGCTCGGGTTACGTTTCCAAGAAACGCATCACGCAGTGCAGGATCAAGCTGCTGCGTACTTTGGCTGCTACCACCAGACATAATTACACCTCCGTTGAAAGCCAATAATGTGTTGGCTTCATGTTGAATTTAGTGACAAAAGTTCTTGACCAGCCCTTACGCCCTGTTAAGGTGATCTTACGGCATCCCATGTCTTCAGCGAACTTCTGAATATGGGGGGTTAGCGTTTCTAGTTCATCTAGATTGCCACCAGCCAAAAAAATGTGCAACACCTTCATCCTTGGAAAGTTTTGCACTTGCGTCACTACAGCACTATTACTACTAGGCCATAGCTGCATTGAGCCATCTGCGATGCAATCTGCTACATCTTGAATGTTATAAGTGTTATCGTATTCTAAAGCAGGTTCAAGTATTTTCTGTACTTTTTGGAAAAGCAAGGCCCATAGTGGTAATTCACCATCGACCTTGTACTTTTCATAATCCATCAGCGCATACTTCCAAGCTTGCCATCAAAACGAATAACACCTACTCGCCAATCAGTAAGATCAACACCTTCAATCTTTACCGAGACCTGCCGCCCAGTAAGACGGACACTTGTTGGTGAATTTAAAGAGTAAGGACCGTAGTTGTATTCTGTTGCATTGGGATACAGCTTGGTGCTAAACCGTACTTGTACATCACCAGCAGTCATTTCATCAGGGATGAGGCCAGTTAATGTCATTAACCTGTCTCCAGCACCCAGCTCAACAGGCCCAGACTCCGCAAACAACGTCTGACCGTCATAAGCAAAGCCAACCTCATGCTCATACAGATACCCATCTGTTGACATCAGCAGTGGGTTAGAGAAAATCCCACGGTCTGTACCACAAGTACGGGCCAATGTACCAATTGCCCAATGGTTTTCACGATAGTTGTATGTGACATACGAATCACATTCGTTAGAGGCAGAACTTGGATAAAACCACCAAATCTCACCAAATGTAGAATTGTGAACACAATAAACTTTAGAGGATTGTGTAAAGTTCAGATTCTTAAATATGTAGTCGCCAACATCACATTTGACTGGTTTTACAAAACCATCGTAAATCCAGAAACCAGAATCAGACATCCAAATGCAAGCGTTATCAATAACAGCAACAGACTGTTTTGAGATAACCCCACAACCAGCGCCAATACGTTCAAAACCGTAAATAAAAGGTGGGCCAATATAGGTTGCTGTGTGTACATCTACGTTTGTAAACAGTATTGTTGCTCCGCGAATCCGCTTTGCACACATCAAAGAGCCAATAGTGGTTAGCTCAAAATCACCCGCTTGGTTGGTTGCAGCAGGTGACCATACAGTGTTGTTTTCTTGATCGCACCACGCAATCCTGCGAGTGTTACCACCTGCTCCCAAAGCAAAGATAAATCGCTCTTGCGTAACAATCAATCCAGTGCAATCTATTGGCGCATTAGTAATGGGCGCAGCATCATTTGATGTATTCAATTGCCACTCTAGCAATCGTCCATCTTTGGTAGAGCAAGCCACAAGATACTCACCAAAGGTATCTAGACTCCATGTTGTTGCAGGGATAAACTGACCAAGATCAGGTCTTGCTACACCATAAGCAGAACTGCCATAAGTGCCGTATCCATAGCCAATCTTCAGCAAAGCATCTGCATTACCAGTGACCAAACTGGTTGGCGAAATGTCAAACACAGTGCCATTCTCATTCATCACGTATAGATTTGAATGTGTGCCAATAGCAATTCGTCTATTGTTGGAGTTGTCGCGCCAATTAATAAGGCCACGAGCAAGTCCACTCATCTGAGTATTAGAACGCTTTCTCCAGCCACCAACAGGACGGATTGTGTTCTCGTACCAGCGAACCAAGTTAGATCCATTCCAGCGTCCTTTTGATTGGTACTCAGTACCGTTCTTGTAGACACCTGGGGGTATTTGAAGTGGGATGTAGGCCATGATGTTTTACTGGTTGGGTAGGTTAGACACAAACGTCATGGTAGCAATGGCTGATGGGATTGCTGGCCTAGTTGGGCTTGTACTTGCAGGAAATGCCTCAAGAGTAACATCAAGACTTGTGACTTTCCCAACAATTTCAATGTAGTCACCCGCTGATAGACTTTCCATGAAGTTTAGTGCTGCAACAATGTGAGATGCGTCACCAGTAGACTTACGAGCGGCGACATGAAAACGACTGTTTGAATTGGGAATGTTGGTTCCGTTTTTGCGAAACCATATATCAAAGTCCTGACCATCGTTGCTTACATTCTTGATTTGCAAGGAAAACTGCAAATTCCAAATTCCATCTACAGCAACTGTAATTCGTGAATTGCTGGCAATGCTTACTCCATTAGAAAAGTCTGTACTTGGAAAGAAAACAGGATAGGCATCAGTTGTACTGGTAGCAACTTGGTCTGTTTCGTTATGAAAAGCACCATAGGGAAAGTTAAGGTACTTTCCACCAGAAGGACCAATCAAGGAGCCAATGACGTTAACAATCTTGGTAAAAAACAACCTCAAGATGCCATTGTTTTGGTTCTGGACATCCTGAGAATAGACAGCACCCGACAAGCCTAAAGAAGGCAAGGCAGGATTGTCTAATTGTTGTTTGATGTTAGCCATTAGAGTCCGAAAATCTTTTTAACCATCTCAGCAGCAACACCTGGACCGAGCAATACAGCAGCAATTACCGCATAAAGCAGATACTCAATTTTTGCCATGCGCTTGGAGCCTGACTCAAAAGATTTTTGGATGCCCTCATAGCGATGAGCGCAAACTTGCTCATGCGTAGTCAATCTGGCCTCCGTTGCATCGATCTGTTCGCTCATGGCTTACTCCGGCTGAGTAGGCCATTGGGTGTCCCAAGGAAAGCCTGGTTGCGCCGTGATATCCCGAAGTGCTTGGCGGTAGGTAGCCCATGCAGCCTTGTCCACTGGAGCGTCTGCTACCTGTGTCCAATCGCTGTCCTTGAGTTTATCAGCACGTTGACTGCGAATGGCCTTGGCTTGCTCAGTATCTTTGGCTGTTTTAGCGTCTTGATCCATGTCGGCCACGCTGTACTTGGTGTACCACTTGCCGTCGATCTGCTCAAGTCCGTCAGCAAAGCCGACTTGGTAGCGAGTTGGCTGAGCCTGTGGGCCTTCAAAGACCACATCGCCGCCCAAGTCGTTGATGAGGGTTTCGGTCAGTTGCGGAGGCATTGAGGTGTTGGAGTGCATTGCACGGAACTCACCCTCGTACATCACTGCGCCTGTCTGTCGGATTCTGATTTGCATAGTTGTTCCTTATGCGATTGCCAAGAAGATGTAAGTCGCGCTGCTCACGTTCACATTCGTTGCAGAGACTTGGTTGACCACAAAGCCTGTGCTGTCAGTGTCGATGGTGTCGTTACTGGTCACTTCAGCCGCTGTGCTGTTGAGCGACAAGTGCGGATCGTTACCGCTGACGATACCTCGTGCTGTGTCCCAGACGTACCAGTCGCCAGTGTTGTCAGTGCGCTTGATCATCACGAACCTTGCGCCGTTAGTGAAGCCACAGTTGATCGTCTGACTGCTGCCATTGCCTGTGTAGCTGCCGACTTTGCTTACGCCGGGGCAAGTTGCAAATAGGTAGGCAACAATACTACCACCACTATTATTTACCTCCACTCTTGTTCCAACTGTAAATACCGAAGAAGTTGGAGTCGTTGAATTCCAATAAAGTGAATTAGTAATAGGTGAACCCGCAGAATTCAATCTCAAAGCTTGAGTGTTGGGTAAAGATGCAGAATAAACAGCCCAGTCTTCAACATAACTTCTGCCTTTAATAATCATCAACTCAGGCACTGCTGCCAAGTTGTGCGCCACAGTCGTAGCACTCCCCGTCCCCGTATAGCAAACCTCATCAAAGAAGCCGGGGGCGCGTCTGAAGTTCCAATAAATAGAAGGCCCATAAAACAATCCGCCGCCGCTTTGCAAAAATTGTGTGTTGGAATCAAACTTGAATGTTTGGCTTGTGTATTCAACGCCTGTAGTATTGGTTTCCAATAACACAGTACCGCCACGCAAGCGATCTATTGCATAGTTTCCGTAGCTGGTGCTGTTTTTAATTTCTTTACCAAGAGCAAAATCAACAGGAAACCCCGATGTAATTGAGGTTACGTTACCGCTTGTAGACACAGGTGTAAACACACTCGTCCCGGTCGTAGGCACTTTCATCGGGCCACGGCGTATGGCGATGTAGATGAATGTTCTACTTGCGGACCAACCGGGGCCAAAAGTGAAGCCAGTTGCGTTGGGTCGAACAGATATGCCAGCGGTACTTTCTGAAGAAGCATTGTTAGGAAATAACTCAAGAACATTACCTGTGACGGGCATTCCCCGCATAGTGTCGGCAATGCTCCAGTTTTCTCCAGTATTAGAAGATTCTTTGTACAGAATCCACTGAGGCTCATACCCCAGCGTCACACTTGCATTGCCAGAGCCATCAGTCGTAAAGCTCCCACACGAAACCACATTGTCCGTACCCGTCAGGCCAAAGCCTCCTGCGTTGTGGGCGAAGACGTAGGCGATGTATTGCAAACCGTTTCCATTCCCTGTTGAAAAACTCCAAGGGTATGTAAAAGATGTGCTTGAAACAGACGAAATTCCGCCATTATTTTGAACCGCCAGCGTTTCATCGAGAAACATATAAGGCGCAAATCCAGACATTGATCTGTGCCAGACAAGCCAACTATCGCTTTGAGATAGGTTTTTTACAATAATCATCCCCGGTACAGAACCGAGGTTGTGATTGACTGTGATGGATGAACCATTCCCCGTATACGTCACCACATCAAAGAACTTCGGCTGCTCTCTGAATGTCCATGAGGCGTAGGTTGTGCCCGAGCCGTTGGGGTCAGTAGCAGAGCCAAGGTCAAACCCTGTTGCGTTAAATGCAGTCAGTTGGTTTGGGCTTGAAAATTCACCGTTTGTGGATTGCGATTGAAGTTTCTTATTAACTCCCCGCGCTGTGTCAAACAGCGCATGACCTTTTGCGCCGGAGTTTCGGTCTTTAATCCAAACCAACCCACCTTTACCTGCCAGATCAATGCCGTTGGTGATGGTCTGTGTAGAGCCGTTGCCTGTGTACAGCCAAGTCGAGAACACATCTTCGATGTAGTTGGCATCACCCGCAGCCGATGAAGTATTGCTTGAAAACATCAATACTCCTTAGACGGTGTAGTTCTTGCCAGCGTCTGATCCGTACCAGTTGGTTCCGTCAGCCGTGAACACATACTTGTCCAACTTGGACGCAGTGGCCGTGATCGTTGGCGCAGTCGCACTAGGCCACTTCACAGCAGAAGGCCAAGTCACTGTGCGTGAGCCTGTACCGTCTTGCTTCAACAGCATGATGAAACTTCTGCCAGCAGTGGCTGTTGGGAAGGTGAATGTGCAGTTGCCTGTCAGCGTCAGGATTTGGACCGTGCCGTTGGCCAGGTCAATCGTGTAGGCCGTGCTGGTGTTGGCTGTCGCAACTTCCTCGGTGTACCCGTTGGTGAACGTGCCAGCCTCAATCGTCTTGTTCGTCACCGTCTGCGTGGCAGTCGTACCCACAACGCCGGTCAGCGTATTGTCAGCGTAGGCAATCGTCTTGTTGGTCAGCGTCTGCGTACCTGTCAAGGTCACATCGGCGCCAATGGCCGTTCTGAAATCTGAAGCACCCAAGGCCGACACAGAGTTGTCTGCGTTAAACCTAGGAAATGTCACAGCAGACGGGTTTGTCACTGTGAACAAGTTTCCGCCCAAAGTGGTGGCCCCAAGGTTTGTCCTAGCCCCTGACGCTGTTGCCGCACCAGTTCCACCCTTGTTAACCTTCAGCACTGGACCAGGATCAAACAAAGCATCAATGCTGTCAAAGTCCGCATTGATCTTTGTTCCCCAAGTGTCAGTTGACGCGCCAACTTCTGGTTTGGTTAAGCCGAGGTTGGTTGTTGTGCTATCTGCCATATAAATTCCTAGTGAATTTTTGTCCAAGCTTGAGATTCATTTGCAACTGGAGTCCAGGTGCTAGAATTGTTTGACACTGGTGTCCAACTTTCTGCTATATCTGAAATTTTTGTCCAAGTTGCGCTAATGTCATTGATATCATTCCATGATTCTGGAATGTCAACTTCATTTTCCCACTTTTTGCGAACAATTATATTTACTGTTGAGGCGCAAGAAAGTATAGCCGATGGGCTAGTAATGTAAATAGCAGAAGAGGCAAACGCACTGGATGCTGCTAATACAGACCTAGCATTAAGTTCAACATTGGATGCCGCTGCAATGCTGGATATTGATGAGATGGTGGCCTGACCTACTGCATACCGCAAAGCACTTGCGCTTACTTCGCTGTCTGATGCAATAGTTGCTTGTCCAACAACATATCTGAAGGCGCTGGCGCTGATGGCGCTGTCGGATGCGATTGTGGCCGCAGCCCTGTAAACAAAATTGGCGCTGGCAGTCAGTGCGCTTTCGGACGCAAGCGTGGCTGATGCCGAGTAAATATTTGATAAATTACTCGAAAAAGGTGCAACAGAAAACGCTGATACGCCAAATAACATTAAGCGTCCTCTGCGCCTTCAAACTCGGGCTTTTGCTTGATGATGGCGTACAAAGCAGCGCGGTCAGCGCCAGCCACATACTCGTCACCAGCAACTTGCACCTTGCCAGCAGACAGAGGCTGCTTGCCAGCTTCACGGGCTTCTTTGCTTGCGTAGCCGTAGAAGGTCACTTCAGTGCCTTTGCCTTTGAAGTCTTCTTGAACAGCACCGATGTTCCAGTATGTCGCAGGGATGCCGAAGTCTGTATCGACTGATTTGATGAGGGCCATGTGGTTTTCCTTAGATGTCAGTTGCACCAGCGTACTGGGTAAAGGTTTTGAGGACATTGTAGATTGCCGGGATCAGGTCACCAGACAGGTCTTCCATGCCTATGTAATGAGCTTGCTGCTGGATGGAGGGCCACCCTGCTCTGCGAGCTTCTTCGGTTGCATGGATTTCCACCTGAACTTGCAGTTGGTCTTTTGTACCAAAGAAGTTGGTGATACGGGCGTAGGCT